GATCAAATAGTGGGGTGATTAGTTTGGCTGCAGTCAAAACAAAAACAAAGATAGTCCCTGAAAAACAGGGGAACAACAGGGAAGTAGGATATAAGAAACCACCTGTTGGAAAGCGATTTAAAAAAGGTACTTCAGGAAACCCTAAAGGTAGACCACCTAAAGAGTTCGCTTTGAATGATCATATAAGAGAAATAGCTAATCAACCTATAGGTAAGACTAAAAAGACTATGTTGGAGAGTGTGGTAAACACAGTATATCAAGAAGCATTGAGTGGGAATATGACTGCTGTGAACTTCTTGGCAGATAGAATCTTGGGTAAACCAAGTCAGAGGATATTTCAGAAGAACCGATTAAGGTATTTGATATAGATGGATTGGACGATTGATGCCACAAGAAAAGAAATCCTTAATGACAAGACAAGATATAAAATCTTATCATGTGGGAGAAGATGGGGAAAGTCTTACTTCTCAATTTTATTTTTATTGTCAAAACCTTTTAAAGCAAATGAAAGAAGATGGATCGTCTTTCCTACTTATAGACAAGCTAAGATGGTATCTTGGAGTATCCTCAAAGACATTTTTGCAAAGAAAGAAGTCAGTATTAATGAAACTGAACTATCTATTACTCTTAACAATGGGGCAAAGATTGAACTCAAAGGGGCAGACAAACCTGACTCACTTCGTGGAGTGTCAACCACGATGGTAGTAATGGACGAGTACAGTTATATGAAAGAGAATGTTTGGGGAGAGATTATACAACCAACTTTAGCAGAAACAAAAGGTAATGCACTATTCGTAGGAACTCCTACTGGTGTACAAAACCACTTTTATGATTTATTTGTCAAAGGACAATCTAAGAATGGAGATTATAAGTCTTGGCAGTTTACTACCTTAGATGGTGGCTTTATTTCTTCAGAAGAAGTAGAGAATGCTAAAAAGAATTTAGATAAGAGAACATTTGAGCAAGAATATCTTGCAAGTTTTCTTACTGCTGCAAATAGAGCAGCATATAACTTTAGTAGAGATATACATTGTAGAGTAATGGAGAAATCTCCAAGAATGTTTTGGGGAATCGACTTTGGGGTAGCATCATATATGACTGCTATTCTAATGTGCGAGAATACTGCTGGAGAAGTCTATGTGTTTGATGAGATAGGATTACAGAACTCAAATACATTTGAATTAGCAAAGTTAATGCAAGAAAAAGGTAGAGGATTGCCAGTCTATCCTGACCCAGCAGGTAAAGCAAGAACAAGTAATAGTACAAAGTCTGACCACATGATATTACAAGAAGCTGGGTTTACAGTCATCAGCAAAAAAGCTAATCCTACTCAAAAGGACAGACTGAATGCTTTGAATAAGATGTTAGAAGATGCTACTGGTAAACAAAAATTGTTTATCAATCCTAAGTGTAAGAACACTATTAGAGATTTAGAGTTATGTACATTAGAGAATGGGCAGATATTAAAGACAGAAACCTTATCACACTTCTTAGATGCTTTGTGTTATCCAGTTGATTACAGATATGGCTTCAAAGGACAAGCAAAGGCAATAGAATGGTAGAGTTTAGTTTAGGGTTCTGTGTTGGGGTTATAGTTAGTATGTTAGGTGCTATGGTATGGGGATACCGATTAAGTATAAAAGAAGATAAAGAAAACAAAGAACTCATTAAAGAGTTTACAGACAGATATATGGAAAATATGCAGTCTGATGAACAAAAATTTTATAAAAGGTATGAAACATGATAATTTATAATTTAACAGAAAAGATGTTGTATGACCTTCTTATGGATACAATAGAAGAAGGACACAATTCAGAAATGGAACAAAGAGAAAGACTTCTTGATTACTTTGAAGGAATTAACTTAGAACAAGACATTAAAGGATATTTTGATAGTGATAGTTTATCACAAATCCCACCAATGTATATCAATCTTGTAAGAAACATTATATCCAGGAGAGCATTGGTGTATCAACAATCTCCTGTCAGATTTAACGACAATTATAACGAAGTCATTGGGGACTTAGATTCGTTTATGAAACAATTTGAGCAGCTTACTTACTTATTAGGTACAGAAGCATTATACACTCATTGGGACGATGTAAATAAGAAACTAAAATACAGACCAATCCATTTCTTTACACCATTCTTTAAACCAAACGAAGATGAACCTTTTGCTATTATGTATCAAGCAGAATCACATTTACAAGCAAGAACAGAAGATGCACAATATATGTTTTGGAGTAAAGACACAGAAGATATGGAAGGGAAACACTTTATGATTAGCAGTAGAGGTAAGATTACTTCTATAGTTCCTGATGATAGAAATCCTTATGGAGATATACTACCATTTAACATAGCACATAGACACCCATTCACAAGAGATTTCTTTAGAGAAGGGGCATCAGACTTAGTAGATGGTATGAGAAGTATCAATATTATGCTAACAGAACTTGCCCTCCATGGAAGGTTCCAGCTCGGTCAGCCAGTTTTCACAGGATTAGATACTGAACAACGAATTAACTTTGGACAAGACAAAGCATTAGTATTACCTGAAGGGGCAAACTTCCAATATGCAACACCAAATGCTAATGTACAATCAATGATTGAATCTACTAAGTATATGGTAGATAGTATTGCACAATCCAACAATGTAAGAATTAACTGGGCAGATAAGAGTCAAGAAAGTGGACTATCTAAAAAGATGAGCCAACTGGACTTGCAAGATGCACTACGAAGTGATACCGAACAAATCTATAGACCATTTGAGAAACAACAATTCCAAATTGCTAAAAGAATATGTGAAGTATCAGGTGGTATTAATCTTGGGGATCAGTTCAGTATAGATTTTGCTGAAAGAGAAGTACCTATGAGTACTGATGAAGAAATCAAATACTATTCTTGGGCATTCCAAAATGATTTAGAAACAAGACAATCTTATCTAAGAAAAAAGAATCCTGACTTACAGGAAGAAGAAATACAAGGCATAGTGGAACAGATAGATTCTGAACAACCACAAGAAGCAGACGAAACACAATCTATCATTGATAGAATAGGTGAACAAGTTGGCTAATTTAGATTTCTACAATAAAGAAATAGAAAATATCCAACAACAGTTAATTGACAAATTGGATAACCTGGTTATTGGGTTAGGTAGAGTATCAGATACTGAACTCATGCAGATTGCTAAGCAAATAGACTTCTTTGCAGAAATGGAAGCATTAGGGTTTACTAAGCTAATGAATAGAGTGGGTAAAACCTTTGATGATGAGATAGCAAGAGTATTTGCAGAACTATCAAGGAGAGAGTTAGGACAAGTATCAGTTGCAAGTATAGAAGCATTGAAAGAGTTAAAGAACTTTGAAATGACTTATTTGACAAATGGAGTAAGACAATATTCAGATCAACTAAAGACTGCAATGCTAAGAGGGATCATAACTGGAGAAAGTAATATTCAGATAATGAATAACATCAATACAACCTTTGGTGTAGGAACTTACATTAGTTCGAGTGAAACTTCTTTTTTGATTAATGATGCTTTTTCAAGATTTAGTAATACATCAAGAGCAAAGGCATTTGAGGAGTTTCCTGAAATAAAGTTTCAATATATCGGACCAAGTGATGATAAAACAAGAGATGTATGTAAAAGAGCATTACAAGAAGAACCTCTTACAAGAGAAGAAATAAATGCTTTAGGATATATTGACTTTAGCAATAGAGGTGGATACAACTGCAGACATGATTGGGTAAGAGTGTGAGAATAGATCAAGTAGTCAAACCTAATTCCAAAGTGATGTCTAAGTTAGCACAAGATGCTATTGATAAAATTACTTTAGATGCAAGTAGAGGTAAGTTTCAGAATGATAGAAGTGGATTCTCATACAAGAGTGATACCTACAAAAAATACAAAGCTAATAGTATGAGAGGTAGAACTGGAGATAAGTTAAAGGCATTTAGAAACCAGGCAACTGACACCCAAACCTCTTTTGTTAATATGAGATTAACTGGTAGAACCCTAAGAAGTATGAGAGCATCATCAAAACCTAATACTGCAATCATTACTTATGATAGAGGGGAAATAGTATTAGGCAATCAGAAAAGAGGATATGACATCTATGATTTGTCTAATAAGAATCAAGAATTTATAGCCGATAGATTCGGCAAAGAACTTTTGGATAGAAACATTAAAAAGTATGTATCCAAAACAACGATAATAAAATAGGAGGGCAGAATGTCCGAAGAAAATGTAAAAGTAGAAGAACAAGCAGTAGCAGAAACTCCTACACAGGAAAATACTGATGCAAAATCAGAAGTAGGTAATTTAATTGCAGAAAGCAAGAAATACAGACAAAGAAGCCAAGCAGCAGAAGCCGAGTTGAATGAACTCAAAGAAAACCTCAAACTTCAAGAACAAAAACAACTTGAAGAAAAAGAGGAGTTTAAATCTTTGTATGAAAAGATGAAGGAAGAAAACTCACAGTTAAAACCTGTAGTAGAACAATTCCAGATCCAAGAAAAACAAAGACGAGAACATCTGCTGTCCCAACTTTCAGATGAAGATCAAGAAATCTATACAGACCTGCCAACAATTAAGTTGGAAAAGCACATTGAAAGATTGGGAAATAAAAAAGTGCAAGTATCTGATGCCAAAGAGGTTACTTCAAGTGGAAAGTTTGCTGGAAATAGCAAATGGAATGATTTGTCAGAAAAAGACAAACAAGAAGCAAGAAAGAACCCTAAACTTTGGAAACAGATAGTAGATGGCTATAGAAATTAAAACCTTAAAAGGAGAGTAAATAAAATGGCTGATGGAAATGTAACAACAACTACAGCTGCTAATTTTATTCCTGAAATGTGGAGAGATGCGATTCTTGACTATGCTGAAAGACAATTTCAGTTAAGAAACCAAGTTCTTGACTTTTCAAGTATGTTAGCAGATGGTGGGGACATTCTAAATATACCTAAGGTTACTGAAGAAACTGCTGCAGCTAAAGGTGCAGGAAGTGCAGTAACATATACTAACAACACAGATGGTGTAATTCAATTATCTGTAGATCAACATCACTACGAAGCTAAAAGAATCGAGGACATCGTAAGAGTTCAAGAATCTGCTGACTTATTTGGTGCTTATGCAAAATCAATGGGTTATGCTTTAGCTAAAAAAGTAGAAAATTACTTAGCAGTAGATATTTTACAATCTGCTACTGGTAATGATACTGCTTTAAGTTCTGACAATGTATTCACAACTGCATTAATTAGAACTGGTTTACAGAAACTGCTTGATGCAGGACACGACTATACTGATGGAGAACACTACTTCTATTGTTCACCAGCAACTTATATGTCATTGCTATCTCTTGGTGACTTCTCAGAAGCACAAAAGAGAGGAGATGCTGAAAATCCTAATGTTTCAGGTCGTATTATCAATGCTTATGGATTAGAAGTATATCCAAGCACAGATTGGGACGACGATGGTGGATCAGGCGATGAAACTGCAACTATCTTTAACAGAAATAGTGTTTACTTTGCACAGCAAGTAGCACCAAGAGTTCAATCATCATACGATATTGATCACTTAGCAACTTCTGTTGTAGCAGATGTACTATTCGGTGCAGCATTATCTCATGCTGCTAACTCAACATCATTAGGTGTTGTGAATTTCACAAATCCATAATTTAGGATAAGTGAAAATCGGTTCAATATGGGGCTAATTTCGGTTAGCCCTATATTACCATAAAAAAGTAATTTGAAGGAGATTTAGATGCCATTATACGACTATAAATGTGATTGTGGAAAGATATTTGAGGTACATCAACCTATAAATGATGAAAAATACAAGAATTGTTCTGAAGTCAAGCAATTAGAATGTGATGATCCAAAACAGCTTGAAAGACTCATAGGCAAACCTGCCATATTTTCAGATGACATCGGTAGAGGTCATAAACGAATGAAAGATAAAGATTTATATAAGGAATTAGACATTGAGTAGTAATACAAATATAGGTAATACACCTGTAAATCAGGGTTATGTTCAGCTAATTCATACTGGAGAAACTGGGGGAATAGATGGTACACTTCGTACTTTGTATGATGGAGATGGGACTGCATCAGATTTACAGATTGCTTCTAACAAAGTTAAAGTATCTACTGAATTGTATATCGGTAGCAAGACTGCAACTGAATTTATCCAGGATATTGTTGGTGCTATGTTCACAACAGGTAGCTATACAAACATTACTACCACTTATGACGATACTAATGGAAATATTGATCTAAATGCAAGTGGAGATGTAACTCTTAGCAACACAGTAACCTTATCAAACAAAACTTTAGCTGCCCCAACTCTAACTGGTACAACACAAGGGGCAAGTATTACTTTATCAGGGGATTTAACAGTAAATGGTACAACGACTACTGTAAATCAAACCAATTTAGATGTATCAGATAATATTATAGGATTAAATCGTGGGGCAGGTTCTAATGCTAACGATTCAGGATTAATTATAGAACGAGGTAGCACTGGAGATAATGCAGCAATTATATGGGACGAATCTGCTGATAAATTTACTTTAGGTACAACAACCTCAACACCAAGTGCTACTGGGGATTTAACTATATCTACTGGAACATTAGTAGCAGCTTTAGAAGGTAATGCAGATACTGCTACAAAGATAGCATCAATTACAAATAGCGATATTGTACAACTAACAAGTTCTCAAACACTATCAAATAAAACATTAACCAGTCCAATTATTGATAGTGTAACAATCTCAACGATCCAAACAGGAAGTGAATCCTTTGCAGACAATGACACTTCTTTAATGACTTCTGCTGCAATACAAGATAAAATTCAAAGCTTTGGATATTCTACAACAACTGGTACTGTAACAAGTGTATCAGTAGGAACTGGATTAGATGTAGCTAATGCAAGTTCTACACCAAGCATTACTCTTGATCTTACAGAATTAGATGATATGACAGAAGGTGTAGTAGCAGCAGACGAATTAATATTATTAGATGGCAGTACACTTAAACGAAAAGCAATATCAGAAATAACCTTATCAACTTTTGATGCAACTGGATTTAGTTCAGGAATATCATTTGATGGATCAACTGCTAATGGTGTATTAACCTATAAAGATTCAGATGAAGCAACAGTAGAATCAGGATTGACTTACGATGGAGATATGTTAACTGTATCAGGTTCAGGTGGAACTGATGGTGCAGCAGGTTCTCCAACATTAAGAATTAACAATACTGTTGCAAGTTCAGATTGGGATACAGGAGATGTTGTTGGTGCTTTAGAGTTTTATTCAGCAGATACAAGTGGTAATGCACCTTATGTAACATCTTATATTAAAAGTGTAAATGAAACAGGCAATGGAACATTACCAGGTGGTGCTTTAAGTTTTGGAGTAGCAGACTATAATGTTTCAGGTGGTGCAGTAGAAGCATTGAGAATTACTGAAGATAGCGATATTTATATGTTAGCTACCAAAAAACTTTATTTAGATGGTGGTGGTGATACTTATATAACAGAAAGTTCTGCTGATAGAGTAAAGATATTCGTTGGTGGTAGTGAATTAGTAAATATTATAGAGGGTTCAACAAATATTTTTAGATTGAGTGATGATGTTCAAGGAACTTTTGGTAATGCAGATGATATTAAAATCTATCATAATAGTTCTTCAGGTAATGCAAATATAGAAAATCATACTGGTAGTCTTTATGTTACTAACTACACAAACGATGCTGATATTATTTTTAGAACTGACGATGGTAGTGGAGATGTTACTGCATACCTAACCTTAGATGGTAGTGCTACTGATATTAAGATTGCACAGAAAATGCAGTTTCCTGCAAGTCATAGTGCAGATAAGATTGTTATGTATAGTGGTGGTAATGAAAAGATTGGTACAGAAGCAAATACATTATTGTTTACTGCAGATAATTATAAATTTAAAGATACTAATGGTGATGATAATTTATTTATGAATAATTCAGGGCAGGTCGGTATAGGAACTACTACACCCGATTCTTATAATGCAGCAGGAAGAAATTTAGTAGTTGCTGATTCAGGAGATTCAGGAATATCTATTGTAGCAGGAACTTCATCAGATAGTTCTATAATGTTTGCTGATGGAACAGGTGGTACAGCAGGATATAGAGGTAGAGTTGCTTACGATCATAATGGAGATTATCTAAGATTTGATACTGCTGCTGCAGAACGAATGAGAATAGACTCATCAGGAAATTGTGGTATAGGAACTTCATCACCTGAAAGTAAATTGCATATTGAAGGATTAGCACCAACTATAATATTACACGATACAGATACTTCAATATCAAATGGACAAAGTTATGGTGCAATACAATGGCATACTGCTGATGGTTCTATGCCTGGAACTGATGATATTGGTGCAGAAATAAAAGCCATTGATACTGCTGGTTATGGAGATAGAGCAGCAATACTATTTAGCACAGCAGAAGATGCAACAGCATTAACAGAACGAATGAGGATTGCTTCAGGAGGTAATGTCGGAATAGGAACTACCTCGCCAAGTTCAAGTTTACACATTAATACTACTAATGATGGTTCAGTAAAATTTACAAGGGATGGTGGAAGTGCATTTAGTATAGAACACGATACTTCACAATTATATTTTTACAATAGAACAATTAACGAAGCAGTATTTTTAATGAGTCATTCAGGACCTGTTGTTATTAATCAAGGTGGAGATGATGCAGTAGATTTTAGAGTTGAGGGAGATACTGACACACATTTGATATTTACTGATGCAAGTGCAGATAGAGTCGGTATAGGAGCTTCATCACCTAAAACAAAATTAGATGTAGAAAATTCAACTGCACCTACTTTAAGTAATGATACTCATGCAGGAGAAGCAATATTTTTAAGAAGTGGTGGATCATCAGGCGATGGTAATGTTCAAGCAGTATTAGCATTCGGTAAAGCAGATGGTTCATCAAGAAGAAGTGGTAGTGCGATTGCATCTGTTCAAACAGATAGTGATGCAGATAAAATAGGAGTAGGATTTTATACTTCTGACAGTTCTGCTTCATCACAAACAATGGATTTAAGAATGCTACTAAATCATACTGGTAATCTCCATGTTGATGCTGATGTAGTAGCTTTTTCCACTTCAGTATCAGATGAA